ACCAAGATCATTGCAATGAATGCAGTGTTCCTGTCCGAAGAAGAAGTGGTGCGTATCACGAATGAGCAATTCATTACAGTTAAGCGTGAAGATCTGAAAGGTAACTTCGATCTCGAAGTGGATATTGCCACTGCTGAGGTTGATAACCAGAAGTCTCAGGACTTGGCCTTTATGCTTCAGACCCTTGGCCCGAACATGGATCCTTCAATCAATATGATGATCCTGTCCGAGATTGCGACTCTGAAACGTATGCCTGAATTGGCTCATAAGCTGGCTACTTGGAAACCAACTCCAGACCCAATGGCTGAAATGCTTAAACAGCTTGAGGTTCAGAATAAGCAGCTTGAGAACCAAGAACTGCAATCCAGTATTGAACTTAATGCTGCCAAAACTAAGCTGGCATACGCACAAGCAGATACTGCTAATCTCGACTTTGTTGAGACTGAAACAGGTACTAAACATGCTCGTGAGATGGAACGCCAACAAGCACAGGCACAGGGCAACCAGAACCTTGAGATTACCAAGGCTCTGCTGAAAAGCCGTAAGCTGCCAAACGGCACTGAGACTAAGCCGGATATTCCTGCTGCATTTGGCTTCAACCAACTTAGTGATAACTTGAATAACGCTGGACAAGCAATGGTTCCAGACTCTACTATTCAACGAGATAATTTGTCGGCAGTAAATCCGTCATTATCATTGGGTTCCAAGCATTTTGACCCTGCTCAGGATCCATCCCTTAATCCGAACTTAAATATGTAGGTAACTCATGTCTGAAGTAATGGCTCTTGAACAGCAATTGAACAAGTCTAAAGACCTCGTTGCACTGCGAGATTTAGCCCTCAACCTGTCGAAGAACCCAGATTTCAAAAAACTGATTCTGGAAGAGTTCTGCGTCAAAGAGTGTGCTCGCTATGCTCAAACTTCTGCTGACCCTTCACTGGGTGCTGTAGAACGTGCAGATGCTCTGGCCTTGGCTCAGGCTGCTGGTCATCTTAAACGTTGGCTGTCTGTGACAGTTCGTATGGGTGATGTGGCTGAATCTGACCAGCCTAATCTGGAAGAACAAATTGAAATCGCACGACAAGAGGCGGGTGAATAATGACTACTCCGACTGAGAAGAACACTCAGTCGGACAACCCATTGGGCATGTCCGACGAAGAGATTATGAATATGAACTCACCTTCTGAGCTTGTTAATAAGCCAGAAGGTGAAGTTGCTACCCCTCCAGTTGAAGAACAAACTCCTTCAGAAGAAGAACAAGGTGACGCCAATAAGCCTTCAACTGAACAGAACGAAGAAGTAGAAACTTCTTCTACTGGTAAAGTTGAAGAAAATGGCGATAATAAGCAGAAGGAAACTCCGGTCAATACCGAGAGTGGAAAACCTGCTGAAGCTCCAAGTGATTCTGCTGCCAAATCGACGGATGGGGATAAGCCGAGCACCGAGCAAGCTGACGGTAAGGCGAAACCGGATAACGGTGAAAAGCCTACGTCAGAGGACGCAAACACCTCAGTTGACTATAAAGCGTTTTACGAAACAGTTATGAAGCCTATTAAGGCTAATGGTCGTACCTTGGATATTAAAAATCCAGAGGAAGCCATTAAGCTGATGCAGATGGGCGCTAACTATACCCGTAAGATGCAAGACTTAGCTCCGCATCGAAAAGTCATTATGATGCTGGAAAATAACGGTCTGCTGGACTCCGACAAGCTCTCCTTCCTTATTGATGTAGAGAAGAAGAACCCGGATGCCATTAAAAAGCTGATTCGTGATTCTGGTATCGATCCAATGGACTTCGATCCGAACGAGCAATTGAAGTATCAAGTAGGCAATCACACCGTTAGCGATGAAGAAGCGAATTTCCGTACTGTACTGGACGATTTAAAATCTACTCCAGAAGGTTTGGAAACCCTTCAAGCCATCAATGGATCGTGGGATCAAGCCAGTAAAGAGCATGTGTACACTAACCCGGATGTTATTTCAGTAATCCATGAGCAGCGTGCTAACGGCATTTATGACCGTATCGCTGGTGAAGTGGAACGCCAGAAAGCTCTGGGTAATGTGCCTTCACATGTTAGTTTTTTGCAGGCTTATAAAGCAGTCGGAGATGTGATGCAGCAGAACGGTGCTTTTGCTGATCTGATTGCTAAACCTGCTGTTGCAACGAATCCGGCTAAAACCGATTCGCGTCAGCCCATTGAAACCAAAGCTGCTGCTCCTAAGCCGCAGGTTAAAAACAGTGACAAGGCTGCTGCTGCTGCTTCCAGTCGCACAACCTCAACACAGAAAGCATCACAGACTAAGAACCCGCTGGAACTCAGCGACGAAGAGTTTATGAAGCAGTTCCAAAATCGCTAAGGTAAGGAAAACGCTAAATGTTGAACTATAACGCCCCTATTGATGGCAACAAATCTACCATCGACGGTGACGGCTCTGACCAGATGAATACCTTCTTCTGGCTCAAGAAGGCAATCATCACTGCTCGTAAAGAGCAATTCTTCATGCCGTTGGCGAACGTTACCAACATGCCGAAGAACTACGGTAAAACCATCCGTGTGTACGAATATGTGCCACTGCTGGATGACCGTAACATTAACGATCAGGGTATTGACGCTTCTGGTGTAACCATTGCGAACGGGAACCTGTATGGCTCCAGTAAAGACATTGGTACTATCACCAACAAGCTGCCAACTCTGACCGAGAATGGTGGTCGTGTTAACCGTGTTGGCTTCACCCGTATTCGTCGTGAAGGTTCTATTCACAAGTTCGGTTTCTTCCACGAGTTCACTCAGGAGTCTATGGACTTCGATTCTGATGACACTCTGATGGACAACCTGAGCCGTGAACTGATGAACGGTGCTGTTCAGCTTACTGAAGCTGTCCTGCAACGTGACCTTCTGGCTGCTGCTGGTGTTGTTCTGTTTGCTGGTGCTGCAACCTCTGATGCAACTGTAACTGGTGAAGTTACTGCTGCTTCTGGTTCTAACCCAGAAATCCCAGCCTCACTGGTTAGCTATCGTAACCTGATGCGTCTGGATCAGATTCTGACCGACAACCGTACTCCTACGTCTACCACCATCATCACTGGTTCTCGTCTGATCGATACCAAAGTGATCGGTGCTACCCGTGTGATGTATGTTGGTTCTGAACTGGTTCCACTGCTGAAAGGCATGACCGACCTGTTCGGCAATAAAGCCTTCATCGAAATTCAGCACTACGCTGATGCAGGTACTGTACTGAACGGTGAAATCGGTTCTATCGACAAGTTCCGTGTTATCCAAGTGCCAGAAATGCTGCACTGGGCTGGCGCAGGTGCTGCCGTGACTGATAATCCGGGCTACCGTACCTCTACCGTCAATGGTGTTGAGCACTACGACGTGTATCCGATGCTGGTTATCGGTGATGACTCGTTCACTACTATTGGTTTCCAGACCAATGGTAAGACTGTGAACTTCACTGTCATGACCAAAATGCCGGGTAAAGAAACTGCCGACCGTAACGATCCATACGGTGAAACTGGTTTCAGTTCCATCAAGTGGTACTACGGTATCCTGATCAAACGCTCTGAGCGTATTGGTCTGATCAAGACTGTTGCACCAGTCTAAGTAATGTGGGAGGCTTCGGCCTCCCCTATTTTTGAACCAAGTAAAGGACAAGCCAATGAGCACCCTCGAAAACCAGAATACCGGTGAGAACACAGAAGTAACTGAACAAGATGAACGCCAAGCACTGATGGCTCGTGCTCGTATCATGGGTATTGATTTCAGTAATAACATCGGCACTGATACTCTTCGTGAGCGCATCAATGCAAAGATGGAAGGCACAACTGCACCAACTGAAGAAGCTCAACCAAATCCTCTTGCTGGTTCGGCTGCTCCGGTGAAGAAACGTACCCTTCGCCAGATTCAGCATGACGAGCAAATGAAACTGGTACGTCTTCGTATCCAGAATCTTGATCCAAAGAAAAAGGATCTGCCGGGTGAAATCTTTACTGTTGCCAATGAATACCTTGGTACTGTGAAGAAGTTTGTCCCTTACGGTGAAGTAACTGAAGAAGGCTACCATGTGCCTTACTGCATTTACCGTATGTTGGATGCACGTAAGTTCCTCAACATCCGTACAGTGAAAGATCGCCGTACTGGAATTGAACGTGTAGAATCAACTTGGGCAAAAGAGTTTGCACTCGAAGTTCTACCTCAGCTTACAGCCACTGAAATCGCTGAACTGGCAAATGCCCAGAAAGCAGCGGGCAGTTTTAACTGAGCATAATCGAAAAAATAACGCCCCTTAATTGGGGCGTTTTTGTTTAGGATGCGTGAATGAGCACATACAATATCGAAAACGAAGCGAATAGCGTATTTGCTGCACTGATGCAGGGAATTGATTTTGACATTCCTGATATTGACCTCAGTGGCCCAGAATACGAGATTCCCGGTGGTTCTGATTCAGCAATGTATCAGCAGCCAACGAAGCTGACTGGTGATGATCTGGTAGGCACATTCAACACCATGATGGGTGCGATGAAAGCTCTGCTTCAGAAAGAGTTTGAGATGAGTCGTATTACAGGTGCTGAATATACCAAAGCGTATGTGGCTCTGGTATCCAGTACGCTGGGTAACTCTACTCAGTTCTTACTGGGTCGTGATCAGGCTTACTGGCAGGCTGTTACTGCTCAGATTGCTGCCGTTACTGCCAAGGTTACATTGCAGACTTCTAAAGTTCAGCTTGCTGCTATCCAGTTGGAAGCTCAGACCTCTGCTGCTAACTTTGCTCTGACCAAAGCTAAACTGGCTACCGAGTCTGTTAACTACGGCATTGCAGGATATAATCTGGCTACGATTCTTCCGGCTCAGTATGCGAAAGTGCAGGTTGAAACCACACTGACTACTCACCAGATGAAACTGGTTGATGAACAGGCTGAGACTGCTCGTGCTCAGACTCTGGATAGTCGTTCAGATGGTCAGGCTGTTTCTGGTTCTGTGGGTAAACAGAAATCTCTGTACGATCAGCAGATCACCAGTTACAAACGTCAGGCAGAAGTGAATGCTGCGAAGCTGTTTACTGATGCATGGATCACGCAGAAAACCATTGATGAAGGTCTGACTGCTCCAAGCAACTTCGCCAATGATTCTGTAAACAATATTTTGGGCACGTTGAAAGCCAATAACAGTCTGGGATAAGAGATGGGATTCAGCTTTAAGAAAAAGAAAAA